ACGCTTTCTTCTTTCTTTTTAGCCATATTATTCTCCTAAGTAAAAGAGCCACAGACTTTTGATCTGTGGCTCAGTCTACATCATAACTAATTTAGTGTTAAGCGTCTAAATCCATATCTTCAAAGGCTTGTTCAAATTCAGATTTAGCCTTTACAGACTTTTTAGCTTGTACTGGCGTTGCTCCAAACTTTTTAAGTTCTGTAGAGGTTTTTTCTACTTCTTCTTCTGATTGATCAGAAGCTAGGAATGTTACTACGATTTTCTCTACTTCTTCTGAAGTCTTACGAGCAAATAGAGTGTTGAAGTCTGGAATTTGCTTTAATAGCTCCGCAGCCTTAGCTGGTCCTTCATCTGTTAGCTTTGATGAATTACGGGCAGCTGTAACATTTGTATCGGCGTACTGCTTACCGTTAGCTTGTTCTTTTAGAAGGAACATATCTACGCCCTTATCTGGGTCTGTGATATCTCCATACTCCTCGTCAAGAACATATTGTAGAAAAGCCTTGTACACAGTTTGGCTATAACCAAATACTCTAACACCTTCAGTTTCTTCGCCTCTTACATAGATAGCAGAGTAGAAGCGTTCCTTGGCACCGATGTCCTTAGCCATCTTCTTACCATCTTCTGATTTCTCTCTATAAAGCTTTGCAACTAGATCACAAGCTTCACAGTGTTCGCCATAGTTCTTCTTTGGGCACAGAAAACCCTTAGCGTCAATTTGGTAGTGAAAGTAGAACTTCTTGAATGGATCACCATCCTCTGGACAAAGAACGCGAATCTTTGTCTTTACTCCATCCTTAAGCGAGAAAAACTTGTTATTCTTATCGCTTGGTAGGTTCTTCTTTTGGGCTTCGTCTTGCTTCTGTTGCATCTTTTTCATATCAATAGCCATTTGTATTCTCCTTGTCGGTCAGTGTCCCTGCCGACTGTTGTAAGACTCTAGCACGGTCTGCGCTAGAGTTAAAGCACAAATTTTTTAGTTTCTTTTTTTACTTCACCTAAAACAGTTTTCCAATTAAAAATTCTTATTTCTTGACTTTCTAAATCCCAAACTCTTTCTAAACCATCTTGTAACGGGTAAGTTTTTTTACCAGTGAGTTTGCTCTCTAGAAATAGCTTAGGCATTTCTGCTAATTTTACAAATTTCATTTTTCTCAGAGATCCATCTTGCTTCTTGAACACGCCTTCGTAAACATCTAATTCAACCTCTGTCATTCTTGAATCCTTTGACTAAAAGCGTGTATAAAACAATAATCTTGCTCTTGCTTTGTAGAGTATATTGTAAAGCTTACTTTGCAATTGTCAACTGCTTTTGCAGTAACTAATGATTTAATATTTTTTAGAATAGAACCATCAGTTTTTAATTTTTCTTCGTTAAACACAAAATAAAAATATTTATCACTTATATTTTGTAAGTTATATAAATAGTTCTCTACATTATTTTTTATATCGTAAACACCAACCGTACATATCCTTGCTATATCTTTTGGTGTTGCTATGTTCCCAAATATACCATCAGTTGTTTCGTTTGTTAAGATAAAATTTAAACAATTAAATATGTATTCGTTTATTTTTTGATAATATCCTATAACTGGTAGGTCGCCTAATATGTTTTCTACATTTGGGTTACTAACTAAATATATTTTCTTAAATATACCAGATCTAGCATATTCCTGTAAGACATTAAAAGTAAGTTTTTCCTGTAATAAATTATTACCAGCTAGAGAATTAGTCTGTGGTCTTATGTAGATTATATTTAATTCTCTCTCTTTTAACTGCTGAAGTATACGCAGTGATGCTCCAGATATCATTCCAGAGCCTCCTACTATCAGGAACGCTCTATCTCCAATTTTATCTAAATAATTTGATAGGCTTGGAGCATTTTTTTCATAGTCTTCGGGTGTTTTTTGTTCCTTAACAGGAATACAGTTTTCACCCTCAATATTTTTATCTATCAAAATAACATTATATTTCTCATCACCTTCAAATAATTCAGCGATGTTGCAACCAGCGTTTCCAAGTCCAATTATAGTCATATTATACCTTTAGTTTTATTTTCTTCATTTCACCGTAATTCTTTCCAATCTTAACATTAGCTAGAAATTTACCGTATTTAGTATCTTGCACAATTTTTAGAATCTCTAAAACGTCATTTTTTTCATCATCTGCTAGGTCCAAGACAAATTCATCGTGTAGAAGAAAAGAAATAAATGTCTTCTTACCTTTTAGATAGTCGTCTACCTTTAATATTTGCCTGTGATACAAATCAATAAAAGTGCTTTGATTTAGATAAGGAATAGCATGATGTTCATCGCTTTCAATCTTACGTCCAAAAGGAGTATGAACATAGCCATCTACCCAATACAATGTCTTCAAAGAGTTTTTATCAAAAAGAGCATCTAGTTTTGGAGCATACTTCTGATAAACTGGGTTGCTTGAATTATAAAGCCATTCTGTGACAATTTTTTTCGTGTCTGTTCTATTCAAGCCTCCTAAAATGTCTCTGCCAATCCATTCGTACATATCTTCTTGTGGTTGCTCTTTGTTTAAGAGGGCTAAAGATGTTCTGAATTCAGCCGCGTTGACATCAATTGATACAAACCAATCATTTTGAGGTTTTAGCGCACCTCTATAGGCTTTTTGAAAGTTTTGAATAGGAAAACTATTTTGCTTAGTTGAGAGCCGACCGGTGATTGATCCATAAAGATTATAATTTACATATTTTTTAGCATCGCGGATACGATGAAAATAGGATAAATCTCTTTCGGTAATAATATTATTTTTTAGCACATCAAGATCAATGTTTAATTCTCTGAATTTGATATCTGTTAAAAGCTCGTTGAAACGTCTGAAAAATTCGTACTCCTGTGGTTTAGGGTATGTCTTTAAAACATGTTCTGTTATTTCATTTTTTAAAAAACAATATTCCAACAGAAATTTTTTTGGCACCAAATCGTAAAAACAATTTTCTCTCAATGAGACTTTTGCTTCTTTGAAAGATGCAAGAAAAGCTTTTAACTTGTAATTAATGAAATCCCAATTTTCTTTCAAATTATCAGGGCACACTTCTCCAAGAGATTTACCCTCACAATAAAGTTGTGCATAGTCAATATTTCTACCTTTTAGGAAGGCAGAATATGACCAACTTTTAGTTAAATTTTCTGGAATTTCTTTTATTAGATCATTCTCAATATAAATAGCAACACAATTTTCTTTATCATCCAGAGCTTGAAAGATCATTTTTCACCTAAAATTTGAATTCATCTTGCATGAAGATTGCTTTGTTGATCATCTTCTCTCTATCTATAGCACGCCTGTCTGTTCTGTCAACATCAAACAAATTAGAAGTTATGTTATTTATATAATCTACGGATGACCTGATGTTATAGGTTTTATTATAGGCTAATGCTCCTCTATAATATTTATCAAATTCAAGTTGATTCCATTTTTGTCTTGTTTCTAGCGCTCTAAAATATAGTAGAAGTCTTATCCAATGTTCAGTAGGAAATATATCATTTATAATTTCTATGTTTAGTATTTCTCTGGTTGTTTTACCAACAAATATTTCTCTTGTTTTAACAGATTCTTTACCGCTAATAACTTCTGTATTTGGAAAAATAAAAGTATTATAAAACTGCAAAAACATAAACTTTAATAATTCTAATTCTGTAGTTTCTTCATACTTTTTACCAATCATTGCTTTGACATATCTTTTATTATAAAAAGATTCTTCGCTATCTATACCATTTCTGGCAAAATATCCATCCTGTATTTGATACCCGCAAAGATCAATTAAACCAGTTTGGTTAAGCATAGATTGTTTTGTATTGAATATTAATCTCCAAGGAGCGTTCTTGTCAACTAAAAATCCAAATCTATTTGCTGATTCTAGATAGAATTCAAAATTTTTATCTTTTATGTATTCATCATGTTTTATCTGATCGTTGTTAAAAGAGTTGCTTCTAAGATCTACTATAAGTCCAGATACATATGGGCTACAATATATGCTTTGCAAAAAAGCGGTTCTAGTGAAGGGAATTTGTTGTATTTTAATAAATTTAGAAATTATGTCAATAAAAATCTGTGAAAAATCTTTAACATTGTTTATTTTATTATTTTGTTCTTTGGTTATAAATAAAGCAAAATCATCGTAAACAGATTCAATATAATTTTGATATTCTAAGTGAAAGGAAACATAGGCTTTTACAGGAAAAAGATTAGTAAAAACGCTATCTGGAGCGATTTTACCAAGACCAGCTCTGAAGTATTTTTGAAGATCAACATACGCTTGAGCCGGTATATCCAAAAGCATTAGATCGGCATTTGATAAAATGGGTGATAAAAAATTAGTATCTATGAAAATAGAACTGTTTTTATTATCAATTCTACCATAAAAACGATCATTAAATTCTAGTGTACTTATTTTTTTGGTTTCTCTATTCAAAAAAATTGTGTCATATGTATCTTTTTTTCTAAAAAAATCTGCTAAAGATTCTTTTTCTTCAACATTTAAAATAAAATTATTTTGTAATGGCATTATTATTTACCGTCAATTGGTGGTTTTCTTTCTTCTATCTGTTTAATCTGTGCGGATCTATCTTGTACTGCTTGCGATGTAGTATCTTTTTGTTTAGCAGAACCAGCAGCATTCTGATCTCTTCCGTCCATTGAATAAAGTAGAGTAACTGATATTTTTGTCGAAAAAGAACCCGGTTCTATAGAGTGATAAACTTTATTTACGTTATAAATACCGCCAACACCAAATTGCACTACTTCATCGCGTCTTGCGTCTGGTGCGCTCAATAAAAATGTAGGGTCTACGAAAACTTTAGAACCAGCAAAGAACAATGTATTACCGAACATTTCTATATCACCATTAAAAAGGCCAGATCTAACAAATGGATTTCCTCTAGATAGATCTCTATTGTTTTGAACAGCTATAACTGCTAATTGAGATGATATTTGAGACTTAGAAAAATTAACTTTTTTAAATAAGCCTTTTTCTGCGCCTATTTGTACGTCTATTATACCGCTTGTGTCTCTTGTGCCATAATCAAGAATCTTTCCTGTTATATTATCCATTTGCCTAGTAGTAATATAATAATAATTTATTAGATAGCTTTTATTTGCCAATTCTTGTCGGAATAAAATATCGGCTTCAACACTTTTTAAGACAAATGGCAAAAGATGTCTTTTTCTTTCCATAAGTTCTTGATATGGAACTCTAGAAAAAAACTCTACTTCTGTTTGTTTATCGTCAGATGGTACAGTTCTGGCGCTGCAACTGCCTATTGTAATGTCGCCAAAATGTTTTTTCATTTGAGTACCAAATACATTACCAACCATCGAATCAAAAACTAATTCTTTAAACAGTTTTTCTATAAAGAATTGTAATTGTATTACTTTTACTTTTTTATTTATGAAATGCTCAAATAGAAATTTTTTAAATCTTTCTAAAGAGATTGGTAAATCTGCTAGATTTGCTACATTTGGAGGTCCATATTCAAAAACTTCCACACCATCTTTATTTTTTACTTTTTTAACATTTGAATAAGTAAAATTTCCAAGTAAAGGAACAGTTGAAGCCAAATCTTTATCATTTGTCAGGCAACCAAACGCATATTCAAGAATATCTCCTAAGAAAACGAATGTAATAATTTTATCAGTCTTGGAGTCAAATAATGAGCTTGTCTCTTTTTGTTCTTTTTGTTTTGCGGCACTATCTTTTTTCTTATTTTTTGATAGGTCTTTTTTAACAAATGCTTGATCATTTTCTACAGGGGGTACTGGTCCTACTTTTGTTATCTCTGGTGCGTCTAAACTAACAGCCCCTTCTATCGATAGGACTTTTGTATCAGATTCTATATTTTTTTCAAAATGAGTTTTTAAATTATCAAGAGTTTGTTTTTTAATTTTAAGAGTGTGTAACTTTGAATTACTAAATAAATCTTTTAAAAATTCTTTATAAATCGTATTTTCTTCTTGGGCAACTTTTTCTTGTAATCTTTTTATTGCTTCGTCTTTTTGTTTTTTAATTTCTAATTCTTTTTTTAAGAATTGCGCTTCCATACGAGTTAATTTCTTTTTAGTATTAATTTTAGTAGTAATAACGTTAGAGGTTTCAGGTATTTTCTCTATCTCTGCGATTTTATCATTATATGGAGCTATTCTTTTTAATATATCAAAATGATTTATAATTTTTCCATCATCGGTTTTGTAATATAAAACACTTGCTTCTGTTGAACTTAAATCAGTTATTGCTGCACCTAGATAATTTGCTGTTATGCCAATTTTACCTTCAGAATTAACATCTATTTCAAAATCTCTATGTCCTAAATAATAAGTGTATGAAGACCTTTCTAAAGCATATCTTATTTCTTGTATATCTGTTTCTTTTAAATCAGTTGAGCCATAATTTATTCTTCTTAGGGTTTTTTCATCATACGACCAACCTATTTCTAATTTTATTCTAAAAGAATTAGTATCTGACATTTCAGCTACCGTACCATCACCCTCTTTTGCAATAGCTGCATCTCTATTAAAGAAATCTTTGAAACAAACTTCTGCAAAAACATTCTCATCTTCCTCGGAACGAACAAGGAATTTTTTAAAGAGTATATTAAAGTCAGTAAAAAAATACTTTATTGAAGTAGTAAGAAAGGCTGGAACTATTTTTGAGGTTTGATCATCGATAGTTACGCTTTGTATGCCTGCACCATATGCCTTACCGTATTCTTTTAATAGAATTTCTTCTCCTTTGGTCGGCATGGATAATACATCTTCAAAAGGAGCTAAGAAAGTATAACTACTTCTATTAAGTTCTTTAGTTGTTATTAATTGTGGATTAAGAATTTTTTTTCTTAAATCTCCTTTATCAAAAACCCTTGTTTGAATAACTTTATAAAGCCTAACTTTAGGCATTATAGTGCTAAAAAAAACTGGTGTCGTGTTGACAAATTTATTAACTTTTTTTGGTCCAAATAAAAGATTCACAAAATATGAATTATCATCTGCATTTTGAGCGTCAATTCTTATAAAGTTTTTATAGAATGTTGCTTGCTCTAAAGTTTTTTTAAATTTTACAATATGGTCCAAATAAAGCAAAAGACCGCCTTGATCCTCTATCGTATAACCAGTTTTTGTTTCTTTATTAGCCATATTTAACCACCGTAGTAATAGCCTAAAGCTTTTTGTAGCGGTAATGGTATATAAATAACATCACCAATTGAATTATGCTGTTCTGTTGGTCTGGAATTGAACCAAGCTATAAGCCACCAGTATCTAAAATCATCATAATGTTTTTGCGACAAAACATAATATTTATCACCCGATGCCCACACATGAGGCGCTTTTATTAAGTTTATCTTCATACTATCAGTAACCTCTGTGATAGTTTGTGTACCATATTGATTTATAAATAATCTATTTCTATTTTCAAATGTTTTTTTATATTGCTCAGTAGCATTTTCAAAAACTCTACTATAGTCATATCTAGTAGCCATTTATTTATACTCCATATGGGAAATTTCTTGTTCTTGGAACAATTCTATCATTATCACCTTTTTCCCAACCAAGTGCATCTGTGTGCATGATATCAAGATTTAAATCTAGTTTATAAATCATTGAATATAAATTTCCATTTTTTGAAAAATAACCAGATTCAGTGTCGGTTTCATAACTTACACTATCCATTTTACAAATTAATTTACCGCTTTGATTATTTGATCTGGCTAGGTTTGCAAATTTAACCCCTAAAATTGGCGGTGTAGAGAGTAATAAGGCATTTCCTGTAATTATGCTTGCCGGTGTTGATTGACCAATTATTGTCGTTACATCCTGCGTAGTTGTAGGATTAAACTTAGATCTTTGATAAACAGGATATGAGAATTTTATTAATTTAGAGATTTTTCTAAAATTTAATTCGCCTTCTGCTGTATCTTCCGATGGGATATCAATCGCAATAGACATTTTTCTTTTTGTATTTTTATACAAATAAATTGGGTCCATTCTACCATATACGCTTTCACTAGACCATTCTTGTGAGTAGTTATCTGAAAATTTTGTTAAGTAGGCAGAAAAACTAACTGTTTCATTTGATGGCAAATGAGTTATTGATATAGAAAAATTTACATCTAATGCGTCCTGAACTGCTCTTGTAGACATTACTATCCTCCTTTAGCTACTTCTTTAACAGCCTTACCAACATGTTGTCCAACTATATCGCCTATTTTTGCAGCATCTAGTGAAACATTTATATTACCAGCCGCGAATGCACTTGCCATTTTACCCATAACATCAATTATTTTTTGTTGTTCGTTTTGCAATCTTTGTGTTTTTTCTACAGCATCTGCATATTCTTTTATAGCGTCTGCCATAGCTTTAACAGCAGTTGTTTGTTTTGGATCTATTTTTATTTTACTTAATTTAGGCTCTATAGCGTCCAAAGCTCTTCCTAAGTCATTAATAGAAGTAGCCAAATCTCCAGTCATAGCTTGCGTATTAGTTAATGCTAACTGACGATTTATATTAACAACACCATTTGCGTTTTGTGATGCAGCTTGCACAGAATTAGTAAATGCTGGCGCTCCTAAAGCAGTGGCACCAGCTATAGCCATACCAGTCAAAGGGTCTACTGCGCCAGCTACTACGGGAGCAGCAACAGGAGCAAGAGTCGCAGGAACACTTCCTGCATTCAATACAGATGTAACACCGGCAGCTACGGTTCCAGCAAGTGGACCTATTTTTTTAGCCTTTTCTTCAAGTATTGTTTTAAGATCTTCAAGTTGTTTTGCCCAATTAGTAGGCAATAAATCAAAAAAAGCATTAAGCTCTATCTTTGACGCATTAATTAAACTTTTTACATATTGAATAGTGTCTGGAGCTAGCTTTTGGTAGCTTTGTTTAATTCTTTCAATTGTGCTATCAAACCCAGCACCAAAACCAGCTGTTTCTGCCTCCATTACCTCTGTTAAAAGTGCTCTTTGGGTTTCTCTACCTTTATATCTTTCACGAATTTTAGCAAAATCTGCTGTTGTTTTCTTAACAAAATCCTCATAGCCTATTTCTAAAGCTTGTGCCCCTTCAATAAAAATTTGACCGGGTGCTGCTCTAAGCTTTCTTTCTGATTCTAATGCTGCTTGTATATTTTCTTCTGGTAGGGCTAGTAGTTCTAGCTGACCCCTTCTGACGCCTTGAACAACTGACCTATATGTAGTAAAGCTATCTTGTATTTTTTGAGAATCTTGTTCTGAAAAGCCTATAATGTCACCTAATTTTTGACCATTTATTTGAAAATTTAATAATTGTTTCGCGCCGTCCTCTGTATAGAGTAATAAACTCTCAAATCCTTGTCCAAAAGCACCACCCACTTTTCTAAACGCTTCACCTATTGGTCCCGGCATATCTGTAAATATATTTTGTATGCTGTTCGCGGTTTGTGCTAAACGGTTTTCCGTCATAACAGAATCTGCTGCTGCCTGTGTCATAATAGAAGAAACCATAGACCTAACACCTTCATTTTTTTGAGCAACTGCATCAAGTGTTTTTGCCATAAGTTCAATCTTATTAACGTTAGCCTCTAGAGCCTTATTCAAATCTATATATTTTAAACCAAGCGCGTCTATTTGATCTTTTTTTGCCCCCATACGTTCTGTGACTGTTGTGGCAGCTGCGGCGGCTTGTTTAATTCCAGTTATAGCATCTCCTTTTGCTTCTATACTTAATTGTCCTTCTTTGAGAGCCTTTCTGTCTTCTTCAGACATTGTAGTTATTTTTCTAAAAGTCTCTAAATCAATATTAGCTGATTTCGCAACCAACATTTGTTCGCGGGCTGAAAGGTCTGTAAACCCCTTGCCAGTTGTCTCTTTCATTTTCTCAAAACGGTCTACAAATAACTGCAATCTTTCAATAGGATCACTTATTAGCAAATCTTCTGTTGAGAAAAAACCACCTTTTAATACGGTGTTTAACTTACCAGCAGAATCAGCAGCTTCTTCAAAAGTATCAAATTGTGAAAATTGAGTAATAAGCTGCTCAGTACTTATTTTTAATTTAGTAGCAACCGCTTCCGTTTGTGCAAAGATCCTCATAGAATCTTTACCAAATTGAATCAATTTTGGCATTGCTGCTGCAAAATCTTTCATAATAACGCTTGGCGGTTGTTTTAAGCCTTGTGCTAATTTAAACATTGATGCATTAAGTTTTAAAGCCTCAGTATTATTGAAACCAAGGGTTTTTGTCATTAATGTAATGTTTTTAGCATTAGTAGAATAATCTAAGCCAAGCTTATTTAACATGGCAGACTGTACTGCCATAGTAGTTTGCATTTCTTCTTTTAAATTTAAGAAATTTGGTATTCCTTCTGTTAAGCTTTTGAATGCCTCTGCTGATTCTCTATAGTCTATACCAAGACCTCTAACGGCAGATGAAAATTTTCTTAAGACTGGCACTCCTTCATTAGCTAAACCAGTAAACGCAGAAAAAGAACCTCTTGCTTCATCTATTTTTTCATAGACGCGCATTGCATTTTCTGCAAGTTCTTTTAAACCAGCATTAAAATCATCTATTTGTTTAGCATCATTACCGCTTCCAACGCTAGTATCACGGCTTTGAGAGCCACCGTCGCTGCGACCACCTGCTCTAATAGCTTTTTCAAGTATTTCTTGAAGATCTCTTTTTTGGTCTTTATCAAATGGCATATTTTATTTCCTCAACAGATAAAATAAATAGTAAACAAATAAAAAACGAAACCTATTACTAGGTTTCGCCCTTTATTATTTAGCGTTTTTTATTTGTTCTGCTTCTTCTTGAAAGTGCCTAATCAGTCTTTTAAAAAACCAGTTTCTTAAACCAACCGGTAAATTGTAAAGCTCTATCAAGCTCCAGCCACCTCTATGTTTCATTATAAAAAACTGCTCATAGACAGTTTCCATATACCTACTGTTGAGGCCAAAAAAACTCCAAAGTAATTGGAGCCTCCAATTCTTCGGAATGACCACATTTATTACATTCCATCTTATAAGGGAAAGTTACAGTTGGCATAAATTCCTTATATTTTACCCTTAAAAATTTAGAATCCTTAACCGGCAAAGACTCTAAAACTTGCTTGATTTGTTCTTTATCTGTTATTGAAGAAATAGAAGAAACCATCATTGATAATTGCGATGTGATTAAGGAATCGGCGCTACTTGCTCTATCAAATAGCGATGCTTCATCTTTTCCAATAACGGATTTTAATTCTACCGGTAAACCGCTTGCAGGTAGAGTTAATTTAATAGTGCCGTTTTCTGAAATCTCTATTTCTTCTTTTAGCCCATTTACTCTTGGAGATTTTGTTAAGTCATAAGAATAACTTTTCTTAGTTTTACATTCTCTACATGAAACATCCACAGAGTATTCTGAGCCATAAGCTGATATTCTTGCAGCTAAGAATATTGCTGCTCTATCAGAAGATACTAGATCTGTTGATTTTATTGATTTATCAACAATAATAGAATCTAGGAGCTTTTCTAAAACAATACCGTTTTTGATAAAATTTTCAGAGGTGAGAATATCTTCCTCTTTTGCAGTCATTTGTTTTATTTCTATTGTTGTTTTGTCTCTTAAAGGATGACCAACGGGGTAAAGCTTACCTTTTGATGGTAACTCTACCAATTCCGTTGGCATCACAAAATCTAGTACATTTTTTGTCCCCGCTGGGGTTGTTACATTTTCTGCTTGATTATTAAATAAGTTTGATAAATCATTATTACGCAATTATAGCCTCTTTTCTTTTATAGCCCAGTTGGTAGATAAGTATTGCCACCAGCACCAGTGGTATTCCAAATTTTGGCATAATCATATCTGATTGTTAAATCTACTGTTGAAAAATCTTCATTATCATAAGTTAATTGAGAAAAATCAACGCTTCCAAACATAGAATTATATAATGTCCATTCTTCTATAACATCTTTACCTAATACTGGCTCACCTGTAGCAACTTCTGGCGCTAACACTTTTATTTGTATTTGTCCAACGTGTTGTGCCATAGTAGCCTTTGAAAGCGTTTTTAGATTAGTCTGGGGGTCAACTGGAACGGCATACCCGCTCTTATCTAAGCCATTCATCATTAATTTTGCTATATCAAGCACAGGTCCGGTACTAATTTTTGCGGCTTTAGGATCTGATTGATTTATATAATCGCCACCAGATCCACCAGCATCAACAAATTTCATTTTTACTTCTTTCCACTTAACTCTACCGGGATAGTTAAATTGATGATTTAAGTATTGAAATTCTTTAAAGCTTACTTCAAATGATGGTCTATCTACTGATGTAGCAAACATAGATAACTGACCAGCTTGTGGGAATTCGCTAAACGTGCCTCCAAATGTTACTAAATATCTAAAACTTCTTTTAGGCTCTATAGTTAATTGATTCCAAAATGCCATCTTTTTATTCTCCTAGATTAGTCTGTAAATGAAGCACCGCTTCTTGTAATTATAAAATCAACAGCTATAAATTCAATTGCTCTAGCTGGCTTTAAGTAAATTTTAGCATACAAGATATTTCTATCTATTAAATCATCTGTTGTTGTAGTGCTATCCAAAACAACTTTATAATCTGTTAGCCCTAGATTTGATTTTATGCCAGATAAAAATGTTTCTGCTGCGCTTCTAAATCTTGCCCAAGTTACTTCTACGTTTTGATCAAACAAGATGCCTGATGCAATCAATGAAATTCTCTTTTTAGCAAAGATTAATAATCTGCGAACATTAATTCTGTCAAGTGCAGAAGGAATTATTTGTAGTGTTTTTTGACCAAACACAACTATGCCTTCATTAACAAAGTTTGCAATTGGATTAATATTTGCTTCATACAAATCATCGCGTTGTTTTGCAGTTAAGTGAAGGGCGGTATCGGTAACTTTAAAACCAGCAGCAAATTTAGTTCTTGAATCTGGCTCTTTTAGCCCACCACGATTAAACCCTGCTGGAGCAAACCATACAGCATTGCTTTTCTTTTCTGAACTTGCTAAAGTTCCGACAGCAACAACTGATGGTGGAACCCAAACGCCCAATGTAGGACCAGATGATTGCGGTACGGACATTTTAACCCAAGGGAAATATGTAGCACCGTAGCTTGAATTTAAAACTCTTGATCTTAGATTGCTAACCGCAGTTCTTACGTTTGTAGGTTTAACGCTTTCATGACCTGATACGTTTTCATGTGCTGGTCTATAATCACCAGTTAAATCAATGATGGCTAATGCATCGCCTCTTGTTTGGCAATTGTCAACAACTAATTTTGTTAATGATTCATTTGTCAAGCCGGGAACTGCCATTAGGTTCATATTAACTCTTTCTGGGTCTTTTACCGTGTTAATAGCAACCTTATAGCTATTATAGACATAAGAATTTTTATCAGTTGAACTACCATTCATAGCCGCGTTTTTAAATGCTTCTCTTTCAGTAACATCTAAGCCGTCAAAACCACCATGTAAAGCTACTGCAAATTGGTTTATAACAACTGGTGTATCGCCAAGGAATGCATTTGACCCTGTTGGAAGAACACCGTTTCCATTAACTGCTGTATAAGATGTACCTGCATACCTTGAACCAGTTGCCCAAGTTGCTGTTGACGCTGCTCCCGCTGGAGTGTTTACGCTGGCCGAAACGTCGTCTAAAGTAAATACAAACGAGTATTCAAACGAGCTACCAGTTGGAACATAAAACTCAGATCTGCCTAAAGGTCTTAGAGCATCAACGTGGAACATATCATTAGGCGCGTTAACATAGGCATTTATACCTTTTGCAATACCAAAAAAGTTTGATGTTGAATCATCTTTTGCCCCGGCAACTGAGGCTACAGTTGACATCTTTGGAAACACCAAAGAGTGTGTTGTCTGCACTGCACTTCCAGTATAGCCAAATATAACAGCACCGTTATCGTTTACTGTGCCAGCGTATCTACCATAATAGCTTGAGCTTAGAAGATAAGATGTAGAACTAAATGTTGATGCTGGTTTTAATTCTATTTTCTTTGGTCTTGGTGGGCCAAAGAAACCGAATGGCAATAAGCCTTCACCATAAACTTTATTAGCGATACCTTCTGCTAATTCTACTCTTATGATTGAAGATTGATTATCAAATTCTCCATACTCAATCAATCTTTCTTCTGTATAATTCCATTCAACATATTTATCGCCAATTTTACGACCAATGAAATTTTCTGAAGAGGCGTCTAAGCTACAACCTGTAAACTCTTCAACGATCACCAATTTAGAATCGGTTGAGTTAATTTTGCAAACAGTTACATCGAAAGAGCCATATTTTTCTAAACTAGAGTTTGGCCCTTTAATATTGCTAATGTTAATTTTATAATTTTCTTGTTCAAATTCACCTTTGCTAATTGATACAAATCTAAACAAATTTTTTGTACCAAGATCTACTTTATTAACGGTAGAATCAGAACTTAAATATTCTGTTTCGGTTTGTGCGAAAGATCCTGTTGACTCTTGATGCTGTGAAAAGATCCAACCGGATTTAGCGTATTGGCAACCAAATTCAAAACTCTTTGGATCTAGATCATCTATAGCCTTCAAAGGAATTATAGCTGCGGCTAAATTATTAACTGTACCGGCATCTGCTGTTAAATTTTCATTTAAAAACTTTTCATAAGTTTCGCCAAGCCAATAATTTTTAACGTCTGAAACGCATTCAGAATTTGTAGAAGTTGGGTTTACATTAAAATTCTTTCTGATAAACAAAGGACTTTCTGGGTTCATATTAAATTGAACTCTAGAAGATGCACCAGATTTAGAAAAAACTACTGCTGTAAAGCCTTTATTGACTGTATCGCTTGACTTAACCCAAACGGAGGAACCAGAGATAATGCCAGATCCAGTTAAAGGAGCGCCTTCTAACAAGATACCACCGCCATCTGCAACGTAAAATATACCAGCTACAAATGAATTTTCTTTAAACCCGTCAAAATCAGTACCAAGAGACTCTGTTAGCTCTGCAACAACTAAAGCATAAGCACCAGCATTTGAACTAATGGAGGAAGCGGGAGAACCAACTTTCCAACCAGCTTTACCATCTACCGTCGCTTCAGAATGTTGAGCACCAAGCATACGTACAACCGTAATCGCGGAAACATCAGCATCTAAATGTGCTTCTGCTGCGATTGATGCATAAGATGGAGCTAATTTTGAATTTCCTTCTCTCCAAACATCGCCAACTGATTCTTCGCCTGTTATTTTTGCGCCAAATACATCTTCAAGTTCTTTTTTGCTTTGTATAATGGTAGGTATAAATGCTGGTCCTTTAGAAAATTTACCAACAATGACAGGGCCTATCTCAGTTGTGGTTGGTGCTAAAACGCTTCTATCAATCTCCTTTACTTGCACGCCGGGAGATACGAATTTATAGTCTTTAATTGGCATATCTTTTAGTCTCCTTAAAACTTAAAGCAATGAATTATAAATAATTAGTATTATCTCTTTCCAAAGTCAAATTAATATTATGTTATTGAATAGCTGCTAGTATTTTCATTCACCGCTATTAATCTAAAGCCTGTATTTGGTGCCGCAGCTGCGCTTATTGTTACCCAAACTGCCGATGAACTTACTTCCATGTCTACAGCGACTAAATCATTTATCCATCTACCATTTTCATCAATCATAACGTCAGCCGTAATATAGTTGAAATCTGCTGTTGGAAAAGCTGTTTTACCGCTTTCTTGAGTCAGCGGTAAAGAACCAGACCATTCGCCATTCACATCAAGAGTACCACTATATTGAAATCTTAAAGCCTTATACGCACTTTGAACTGAAGCTGCTGATAGTCCTGCGTTTGTTAAGGCGGTATCAATTGCATGTAGGGCAGTGTCTAAATTAACAACATTATAAGTTACACCCTCTACAGTAACATTACTTGGTGTAAGTGAAATATTTGTAAAACTAGCAGAGGTGTGCAGAGAAGCAGTAGCAGCAATGGTTAGACTAGAATTAACTGCAACACCAGCTGAACCGCTAATTAATACTGGCTTTAATTTATTAACAACTAGATCTGCCGAAGATGGTGTTCCGCCTATTGTTTTTTGAAATTGCCAATCGCTACTTGAACTTACCCACAGCAATGAGGCAGTTTCGTAATTACCTCGATTTACATAAAGACCACCAGTAGCCGAATCATAAGCGGCTTCACTTCCGCTTACTTTATTTACAACTATAATATTATCTTTGACTTCTAATACTTCTGTATTTATAATAGTTGGTGTTCCTCGCACAGTCATGTTACCCTGTACGTCTAAATCACCTATAATTATGGCATCGCCACCTACAGTTAAATCGCCACCAGCCTGCAAAGCAGAAGAACCGCTGATACTGCCGCCTGTTACTGATAAAGAACCGTTCCCGCCAACTGTTATAGAACCACTAGTTGTGGTAGAACCGGTGAGTTGAGTGCTAACTCTTGATCTAAGAGCGCCGACATTGTTCGCACCAGCGACAAGATCGCCTGTTATGCTTGCTCCACCACTGTTAACAGTAATACCATTAGAATTAACAACTAAACCAGTGTTATTGTTAATAGTTACGCCACCATTATTAACAATTAAACCAGAAGCACCAGTAACTGCAATTGCGGATGCACTTAAAGGAACGTTTATAGTTACTTTACCTGTTGCCAATGATCCTGACGCTTCAAAAATTACATCATTACCATCAACTTTTTGTAAATTTTGTTTTGCGTTTAAATCAGTTAAAGACCTAACTTTTCTTCTAGTAGTAGCCATATTTTATTCCTCTGTTATTTTTATAAATAGTATTAAGAAACATCATAAGCAGTTGGATTTTCGTTGATCGCCAATAATTTATAAGAACCAGATGTTGCTATATCTGGGGCGTACATACCAACATATACTTGTGATGCGCTAGTAAATAATTCATATGCTATGATATCATTAGCCCAATTTGCAGAACCACTTTCTTTAACCATCAAATTAATAATAAAATAATCTTGATCTGCAACAGGAAATGATGCACTCCCGTATTGTGTTAATGGTAAGGCTTCTTCAGCGTATCCTTCTGCGTCGAAAGTTCCAGTAACTTTATATCTTAATTTTTTATAATTTGCATTAACAACAGAAGTGCTTGCGCCGCCACCAGATGAAGCGGATATATTAGTTAAATATCTACCGTCACCAACAAAAAAAGAAGCAGTTATTGGAAGAGAAGAACTAACAGTACCATTATTTAAAGTTCCTGATATTCTAAAAAGAATATTACCATCAAGATCTTGTTTAATGACTTGTTTTCTAGTTAAGAGATCCGTAAGAACTTTTACAGGCTTAACTGCCATTAATTATTCCTCTATACCGTATTGCCTCTTTATTTCTTTAAGATTTTTAAGAAATTCTGGCTGTATGCCTTGCAAACGAGCTTTTTTATTTAATATATCTTTAATTAGTTCCAATTGATGTTTTTGGGAATTTAAAATGTATAAAGCTTCTTCTTTGGAAATTTTTTCTTTATCTATTCTAACTCGAAATTCTTTTAATTTTGTTCTCAACAAGTAAACCCAATTTGCAACTTGTATGAAATTAAAACTAGACTTCATATTCTTCTTCGCTTTCTGCCTCAATTTCTGCTATAATTTTGTCATATTTTTTATACATTTTATCTACTTCATCTAATATTTCCTGTTTATTTTTCATCAGGATTGATTGAGATTTTATGTCTTTAACGTGTGATAAAATTAACTTTGTCATTTCGTCAAAATCTTTTAATAAATATGTAATTTTACGTTTCATAAATACCTCAAAATATAAATAGTATAAAAAAAACAGGGTGGCACTTTAAGCCACCCTGCTAAAATAAATTTTAAATTATTTTATTATTCAAATGGCTTTTCGTTAACAACAATTAAACGAATTTCTGTGTTTGTTGAGGCTGCTGGAGCGTCAATCACGATATATGGATACCATGCAGTATCACCACCTGCGCCTTGTGAAGCAGTTATTTTAACGCTTGTTAGGTCATTAAGCCAACCGTCGTCGCTACGAACGGCAACATCAATTGAAAGATATCTTGCTTCGTTAATAACTGTGCTTGCCGTGGCATTGGAAATTTGAACATAACCACCAGTAACGTATGCCGTGCTCATAGAGCCAGCATCAAGATTACCAGAAAGAATAACTCTAATACCGTCTTGTCCTGATGTCTTTACACCCTGCACGGCAGAACGTCTGTTGTTATATGTTTCTGTTGATACACCGCTATTTACTTGTCCCTCTAAGCCTTCAATCTCGCCACCAAGAGCAATTAGCGATTGCGTGAGGTCAAATAAAGAACCAGTAGTAAGACCAAACCTTCCATATTGCGTATTTGATTTTATTAATACAGTTCCGCTAAGGCTTGTTGAACCGCTGACTACTAAGCCAGTAAGATGACCAACGCTTGTTAGCGACGATCCTACAACATTAGATCCTAGTGCAGTCGCGGATAGAACTTCTGTACCACTAATTTTAAATATCTTACCGCTTGCAAGATCTAAGTTTTCACTCGATTTAAATGCGGTTGAAGCATGATTATATTGAAATCTTGCTAATCCATCGCTTCCTGAACCGACAGAAAAACCTGCACCGTTAGCATCAGATAGGGTGGTGCTACCACTTGCTAATGCAAGCGATAAATCTCCAATATTAACTGTTGAAGAATCAACGCTTGTGGTAGTGCCTTTAACTCTAAGATTCCCAACAACAGTTAAATCGCCGCCGATTGAAGCAGCATTTGTAACGTCTAACGAACTTGCGCTAACTTGAACTGCGCTAGCGTTTAAAGCAGCACCAGTTACCGTTACGCCATTAGCAGCGGTAACTAAACCACCGGCTTTTACTTCACCGGAGCTACTAAGTGCGCTACCTGTAATTGCAAAATCAGTACTACCAATTTGCGTAGAGGTAATCGCGGTATTACCACCAATACTTAAACTACCATTACCGCCTACAGATAATGAGCCGCTTGTGCCTAACGCGCCAGATACTTGTAGATCAGTTAAAATTTTTAATGGATTTGCCATTTCTATTTTCCTCGGTCAAAGACCAACTATGTTTATTTCTTTTAATAAATAGTATTTTATTTTTACATTAACCAATTATTGTTACAACATATTTAACGCCGATATTTAATGGGTCTGGAGGATCACCAGTATCTATAGTAATCGTATTTAAATCAGTAAAACTAATACCAACCTCAAGTTTTTCGTAATCGTCAGCTGCGCTATTGGATCTAACGGATACGTACATATCTCTTGTATTCAAGTTATGTTGAATTACATATGTATTTTCTGTAGAATTGCCTATAAAAAATGTTTTTTTAATTGCAGTTACAGATTCGCCAACAATATTAGATTCTGATGGTTGTCTTTTTCTTGGCTCCGCTTTTCTTGTCTCTAAGATTATATTTTCTTTGGGTAATTTGACAGAAACAGCATTTTCACTGGTTATAACGTTAGGCTCATTTTGAGATTTTCCATCACCGATCAGATACCCAGTTACTTTAACTGTTAGTTTTGTAACATATTGTCTCTCTTCGGATTCTAGCGATACAGCACCCTCTTCTATTTCAAAATTACCACCCATAAATGATTCAAACCGATAGCCATCATGTTCTATTAAAAAATGCTTTACTGCCCTTGTAGTAGAAATAAAAGGGTGTATAATATCATTCATTTGCTGTAAATAATTTGTTTTTATAGATATTGTATAGTCAACATTAACATAAACAGGCAATCTAATTGATTTTGTTTGATAGACAATTTGTGGAGTTTTTGTTAAAGCATAATTTAATTTTTTTGTACCCTTATACGCAGCATTATTTGCGTATTTTGATGTTTTTTCTTGATTGATTACTTGAGAGAAACCTATTCTATCAAATCCCGGTATATTGGCTTGAAATGCGCCCTTAACGCTTGCAGGATCTTTTTCTATACCTCCTCTCTCTACAGAAATAAAAGGCGCTATGAGAGTTCCATCCTGATCTCGTAAATCTTTATAATTTTTTATCTGAAATGCTCTTTCGGCAGAGGCCCATATAACAGGTACTTTTCTAAAACCTTCATTTGTTGTTACTCTTGGATCAATTTTTTTATCCACCCAATTAAACAAAGCAAAATCAATTGTTTCTAAAGTACATGGTTTTATGTTATCTATAAATTTTTCTTCTGGTGTGTTACTTTGCATTAAATACTCCTTCGCGTGCTTTCACACATTCTGCTTCTATTTCAAATTTATGGTCTGTTTGACCAAATAATTGCTTTGGTTCATTTAAGGTAACTATTTCATAAAAAGAGTCACCATATCTTATAAAATCGCCTTCTCTTACAAATAAATTCTGATCTTCTGTGAGCCTTCTTTTGTGAAAGTGAATTTTTATAGATGGTCTTTTATCAATGCCAAATTTAGTTGTAGTTGTTTTTATACCTTCCCATTCAATTAAAACATTGATTTTTATTGGAGATAGGAACGTTTTACGCAACGATTCTCCATATAAAGGATGATAATTGGTTGTTTCAAGATCTATTGGATAGTAAACAATTGTCTGTCCAATAACTCTTTCAATTAATTCATCATTTATTTGTTTAACAAAGTCTCGTTCTTTTTTACCCGTAAATAAAGGTGGTGGTGGAGCATCAACTTGCTGAATTATATCTTCTTTCTTTTTTCTAGGCATATTTTATTATCCAACAAATATTAATGTGGGTATGAATGTCTGAGCTTTTGTAGCATCTTCAAGAATCTTTGCATTTTCTTCGCCAAGCTTTGAGTAGACCATTTCTGCTAATGTTGTTTTTAATTCTTCCCTTAAATCCTTTTGCTCGCCCTGTCCCTGTGTTATTAGATCATTGCCATTCAATTGAACTGTTTCGCCGGGGATTGGAATACTGCCGAATTTGCTTCTAACGTAGCCTAACATTTCTTTGCTTAATGCAAGAGCATATCTGCGAATCCATTGTTTACCAATAGAATTGATTTTATCGTATGGTATATTTTGAAATGGTATTGTATTCATATTGTTAATACCATCAACTCCCGTTTTTCCTCTGGTTCCTTCATCCCAAGCATCAGTTGCAATAACAAATTCAACATACATATTATCAGGACTCATTATGTTAGGAGTTGGAAATATTCTTAAATAATTATCTTTAATTTGGTATGAATAATCAGATACTCTTGTTTTAATCGCATCTTCATAAGCCATAGCTTGTAATTTATTTTGCCAAGCTGGAATTATCTCAAACGTGCTATCATCAGCATATTGACCATAAGTACTTAAATTACCTACAACGTTAAGGCCACCGAAATAACCATAGAAATTCCATGATGCACCGGGGGTTTTATAATAAACTTTTTTAATCAATATTCTTTTATTTTGTATTTTATTATAAAAATCTTTATCGGCATTTAATGAAGAGCTATAAATTATTGTTTGCAAATCATAGTCTTGAACATCTATTTGAGGAGTAAAAGAAGCTGAATAAATAGGAGTCGTGCCACCAAGACCTATTTCGGTTGCTACAGAATTTGCTATTTTCTTTAAGTAAGAGAATGTAAAATTTGGAAATTTCAAACTAAGATGAGTGCTGCCCGTGATATCAGATCCAGTTAATTGACCTTTAGAATCAAAAGTTCCTGTTGATTGTCCTAATATAAATGGTAATACGTTTTTACTCTGATGAGTGTTGACAATATAGGAATACTCTAATACTGATTCTTCATACGCTGCGTATACTTGTTGCTCTGTAATTTCTAGGTCAAGGACATCACCGCCTAGCTTTTTATATACATAACTAACCTGCTCGACTGCACCTTGTTTAAACGCATTTATTTGCTCGCTTGACCAATATGTTGGTGAGACATACACACCAAATGGTAATGATGAAGAAACAACATTACCAGTTGAGCCTGTTACTGGTAGAATAACTTTGCTCATTTGCGATGTTGGAGTTAAAATTGGTAGCGACATTTATTATCCTCTTATAAAATATCTAAAATTTTGCTTTTCTTCTTATCTATGCTCAATAATATAGATTAATTAGTTTTCTTTTAAGTTTAAAGCAATAAAAAACCCCGCTTCTTTTGGAAGCGGGGAGCTTTTCAGCTTTTAATTTTTACTTTAGCCTTCTAGATCGCGGACAACAACTAGACCGTACATATCTGGTCTAACCATCGCTTTGCCGTAACGAGTCATAACAGCTTTGCGTGGTACGAAGGTTGAAGGATCGAAGATGGTTGGTGTGGTTTGTAGTGGGACATAAGGAGCGTAAACATAACCGCTCTCTAGGAATGAGCCACCTTTACGACCAACTAGGATTACGTTGCGTAGGAAGTATGGATCTACGATAACATCCCACTTCTTTGATAGTTCACCGACCTTAACTGCGCCAACTGAACCTTTTTCAGCTTCGTGAGTTACTGAAGCGCGGAAGCCAGCGGTGAATTCAAGGATGTTTGCAACTTCTGGTGAGACAACGAGGAAGTTTGCACCGCCGCGTAATGTCTTACGATAGATAGCTGCTGATACATCGTTGATTGTTTCAACTAGGGTTTCATACCACATTGAAACGTTACCGGTGAAATCAGGAGGAGCAGCATAATCTGTTGATGCTGCGCTTGAACCTAGAACGTCAGTACCAGTCTTACGGTTCAAGAATTTACCGGGACGGCGTGACCAGTATAGAGTACCTGCGGTTGAACCCTTGACTAGATCGTTTAGAATTTCTTGGTCAATTTCAAGACCAATTTGTTCTGATAGAATGCTGGTCAATTCAACTTCGGCGTCGAGGTTGTGATAAGCATTCAAATCTTGACCTAATTCTGGGGTCCAGCTTGCCTTGAGCTTGCGTGATTGAGCAGTGATTGAGAAGCTGTCAACCTTTAATTCTAGTTCTGGTAGATTTGCAGAACCTTCAAGAACCATACCTTGATTGCTGTTATCACCTTTCAAGATACCAAGTTGATCTTGTGCTGTACCAACGGTGCTGATACGATCTTTAACTGGGAATTGTAGAACGATATTGCCAGCTGGACTTGAAGCGCGTGCTGAACCACCAACTAGTGTGCTACCTTCTGTTTTTGCAGCAGAAGCTAAACCAGAAGTTGTACCAACTAGAACAAATTCTAGATATTTTGTACCAGCGGTATCATTAGTGACACCCGATCTACCCTTACCTTCAACGATACGGCTCAAACGACGAACAACGTTGACAGCACCAGAGCTACCTGATAGTGTAAGAGCAGCATTTGAAGAGACGGAACCAGTAACGATTGAGAGCGAAACTAAATCATTGACTGCAACTAACTCAAATGAAGCATCCGCCGCAGCTAATGTCGCAACTGGAGCGCGAACAACAAGTGCTGTTTTTGTTGTTTCACTTAGCAAGTCTGGGTCAAAACGAATGTATGAACCACCCGATTCAAGCGAAGATGATGAGCCTAGATCGACAACTTTAGTGATTGCAAAAGAAGTACCGTCACCGAATGATGCTGACGCACGGGCACGACCATAACCGCTCATTAATGAGTAGAAACCAGCTTCTACTAATTCTTTGCCAGCTGAATCACGGCCATCTAAACGAACACCGCCTGTTAATTGGACACCAAGGCGATCACCGAAAACAGATGAATTTTGTGCCATAACTTCATCGTTAGCAAAACCTAGTCTTTCACCTCTTCTGAAGTCGAGGAAGAATACTAGACCTGATGGTAAGCTCATTGGTTGGACTGAAACTAGATCGTTAGCAATCAAACCAGCGAATACACGGCGAACGATGGGGAATGCTACAGCGGCGAAACCTTGTACGTCACCACCACCCATTGAGTTAGCTTCTTTCAATAGTTCTTGTGCTTGGTTCTCAAGCAAACGTGCCATAGTGCTTTTCTTGTGTTCTGTGTTCAAGCCTTCTAATAGACCTGATTTTTCCCATTTGCCAACGAGGGCTTGGGTTTCCTTTAGTACGTTGCGTTCAACAACGCCTTCAGTTAGTGTTTCTAAAATATTTTTTGACATTTTATTCTCCATAAACCTTTATAGGTTGTAATTTTATTTTTTGTTAATACCTGCTAAAATCTTCATACGTTCTGATTGCGGACTTGCTTCTTGACTTGTTCTTGAACGAACCAAGAACGGACTTGCACCTGATCGTGAAACTGCTTCGTTTAGTGATTTCGGTGCTTTAACTTCGATCTTAGCACCTTCCACCGCACTTTGAAGTGTTTCAAAAGCGATTTTGGCTGTTTCAACCGTTTCTGTTTTAGCAATAGATTCGACAATCATCTTTTTTTGTCGCTCATTCAAGGAGATATTTTCTAAAACACGGTTTGTATATAGTAATTTAGCATTTGAAAGATTCATTCTTTCAATATGTTCCTTAAGGGAACCAAGCATGTTTTTCAAATCTAAATTTTCTTTCTTTAATTCTTCGTTTCTTTTTTTTGTTTTTGCAATTTGCTTATCGCTTTCTTCAACTGCGTCTTGCAAATGTTTTAATTCTTCTTTATATTTATCATCTTTACGGTGAGCTAATTCATTTGCTACCGCTTCTCTTGTTTCTTTTGTTGTGACACCACGATGACCAGTTGGAACATTTTTTGTATCCACTTCTACTGTTGTTTCTTCTTCTAATTCACCATATTGTGGTTCCATACTTACTTCGTCTTGTTCTTCTTCACCAAAATTGACCATCATATCTTCGTCTTGTTCTTCGCCTTCTTCGTCCATAGATACCAATAAGTCTTCGCTTACATCTGCGTCCGGTTCTGGATCAACAGCGCCATCATTCATTAAAGCTGCTAAATTTTCATCATATTCTTCTTGCCCTTCTTCATATCCAGCAGGTTCAATAAATTCTGGACCTTCGCCAAAACCGGCACCAGCTTCATCTAGATCTTTTTCATAAAATTCAAACATTTCATCTTCATCTAGAGCTTCTGGCGAATAATAGCCTTCACCTTCTTCTAAATCTTGATCGCCTTCATCTGCGTTTTCGTCTTCGTCAACATCATAAGACATTGATTCTGCTAATGCTGGTGCTGCGGGTGTTGGGATACCAGTTGGTGCTGCCCCCATAGCTGGCATGCTTGTCATTGGAAGCATACCACCACCAGTTTGCATAGCTGGCTCTTCTTCTTGTTCAATTTCTGGTGTTTGTTTCTTAAGTTCTGAAAAATCTATTTCGATCATTTGCTTATCGTCATCTGTCATATAGGAATCAGGTGTTTTTTCAACTAAATCCTTTTCTATACGAGATTTTTCTTTTTTTGACGATAAATCTGATGGAGTATTTTCTAAAGCACTAGCTGCATCCATTGGATCTTCTTTTGGCTCAACAGGTTCGGCTTGTTCTTCTTGTTCTAATAATTTATCTACTGCTTCTTTGATTTGATGAGAGTATTTTTCGACCAAATCCTTTTCAGCACTTTTGATAGCCGCTTGTCTAAGGGCGGTTGCGTCAACGATGGCTTGTTCCAATAGTGATGACATTAATTTCTCCAAAACGCATTAATATTTTAATTAAATAGTGTACAATAATTCTAAATGACTTAATCTGTTATATTTTTTGGTCGTGCTGTATTCTTTCTTTTCTTTTTTGGTGCCTCAATTGCTTCTTTATTCATTTCTTCATTGTATTTTTTAGAATTTCTAAGGCGATTGATTCTTTTTTGTCTTTCTTTAATTGATTTTTTTGTAAATCTTCTTGACATTGCAGAATTTTCATATAAATAATATACTAAAGAGTCCTTACTACATTCTTTTAAGAATCTTTTAATCAAATTTTCTGTTGATTCTGCTGAAGGTCTAACTCCCGGTGGTAAACTAACTGATAATAGTGCTGCTCTCGACATTTTATGCTCTACTTTCTGCCATTCATGGCATTTAAAATTTTATTCCATTGACCAGCGCTTTCGCTGATCATATCTTTTACTTTAACTTCTCTTTGAGTCTCCGGTACTTTAACTTCATTAATTGGTGTTGTTCCGTCAAATGGGTTAAAGCCTGTTCCTCCCATATCAAAACCAAGTTTTTTGTTTTTTTCTACAACTTCTTTTTTAAATACTTTATTATAATCTACTTTTTGTTTTAATTTTGGTTTCTGCTCAGATTCTTGTCTTTTTTGAACAATTTTTTCTTCTTTGACAAGTTCTTGAGAGTCTGTTAAAGTTTTTAAACCTTCTTCTAAAAGAACTTCACGAATACATTCTTTAATTAGCGGTTTAATTATTTTTTTTAATTCTTGTTTATCCATATTAACCTCGTAAAATATTATTATACTACTTTATATAAACCACCACCAAAGATCTGTTGCGTTTATAAACATAGCAATAGCTGTAAAAAAAGTATACCATGTTATACCAGAGCTACTGCTTACTGCATGAAATGCTTCATATCCATTGCCTGCAATAGTGTGCGTGGCTAAAGAATTATTTATTTTTTGACCAGCTGCTGCATGAATAGTGGCATTAGTATTTTTTAAATTTTTCATATATATCATAATACCATCAATATTTGTTATGCTCGGTAAACCATAATCAGCGTTATTGCCATTATCTAAGTATACCATAGAAGAAACGGCAGAAGCAGATTGACCACTTGCGGTTAAGAATAAATATGAATGTGCGATATTTGAGGCTAAGATATTTGTTAATTGTGAACCATTACCAATAAATGAACCAGTTCCAACTAGTTTAACACCACCAGCAGAAATATCTAGGTTGCCGCTATTATTGCTAATTGTTGTTGCGGCGACACCAGCAGTTGGTGAAGCAATAGAAATAGATCCGCTGCCTACAAATATTTCTTTAAATGGTTTATCGCTTGAGCCAAGTGAATAAGAAGAGGAAGAATTTGGAACTATACTTCCGCCAACTTGGATACCGTTAGAAGCAGTTAACTGTCCTGTTACCGTTGTTGTATCTGTTGATTGATCGCCTAATTGAACATTTCCGCTGACAATTAATGTACCTTGTGAAGTTAATGATGTTAAGGTGAGATTTGGGTTTACAGTAATCTCTAATTCGTTTGTTTGTTGAACTACATTTATGGTTGATGTGCTTTTTAAACTACGTAAATAACCAGTTCCATTATTAACATCTCTTACAAGAGACTCGCCAGACCCAGTAGATTCTAACGAAGTTATAGGAGATCCGCCACCGCCGCCTTGAACAGCTGAAATAATTTCTTGTAAAGAAATAAAACCATCAGGTGAAAAAAAATCTATTCCATCGTTCCATATACTTATACCTGAAGAGCTGTTAAATAAATCAATTATGTCGTTATCTCTATTATATGTGCTGCTTGAGAGATGCCCAATAATTATTTCAGCGTTTGATACGCCAAAAGAGTCTTTAAACAAAGAACCAGATTCATAACTTCCATTACCGTATCCATTAGAAGAAAGATCGTATTCTGCTTCACCAACAACAAGATTGCCATTGACTTTATAACCATTATTAGATGTAATAGAATCTAAAACTGTTACATCTTCTGCAAAGAATGGAATTTTTGTCTCGGTTTTAATATTGTAATATATTTCTCTATTGTCAAGTAAAGATCCTTGTTGATTAACAATAGGTAAATCAGTATATTTATAACCTGTTACATCGTCTAATTGAATATCATATGGAACATAGTTTGAAGAGGTTATAGAAGCGGTTATTGGCAAAACGTGCGTATAGGCAACCGTTGAATTATAAACATAAAAAGGAGGATATGCTCCGCTAATATATACATTACTTAAATCTAACTGGCTTTGAACTTTTAGATATGAATTTTGATTTATTATGAAAAACTTATCAGCTTCTAAACTACCAGAAAAATAGTGACTGCCGGTTGGAGGACCGTCACCGCGATAATAAAAATCTATATTGCTTTCGTACGCATCAATAATTCTACTAAAAGGACCAACAAAATATGAATCAGGATAATAAGTTATCGAGCTATCGTACGAAATTATATAGCCACTTTTACAAACAAAATTTGGGGAGAAACTAAGGCCAACATTGCTAACTACTAAATAATCTCCAATAGAACTATAATAAAACTTTTTTGGTCCAATACAAGCATTTATGTTGCTTAATGTACCGTTTACGTCTTTAAAAGTAGAATACTCAAAACTTAAATTTTTATAACCAATTAAAGATAAACGAGCGTTATTAAAAAAACATCCTAGAAAATTTAACTTATCCGCCTGAGCAAAATTTGTTATATTTAGCGTACCGCTTGCTCCATAGATATAACCATTCACAAATTGCATATACGGAGGTGTTATAAAGTTTACCGTTCCGCTATTAACGATTTGGCAGTTATAAGCAAAAATCTCATCTCTTGATACTGAAACATATTTTTGGTTTGATAAATATTCAAGATTGTTTGGAGGGCCAGAAAAACCACCAAAACCAAGACAACTTTCTCCATTATCAAATGCTAATATACGAATCGTATCGTATGCTATCGCACCATTGATACCGGCAGTGCGAAAGAAGCCTTTTACTTCTGTTGCTGGTTTGACAATATCAACTGTTTGGTTTATATCGTTATTTCCAAATCCAACCGAGCTTATATAAAAATTACTACCAGAGTGTGAAGTGATTACTGCTGTTCTATAGCCATCATTGGATATAAGAAAGCAGCCAGTTAATGAATTTTCTGTTGGTTGTGAACCTGTAAATGTTAATTTAATTCCGCACTGAACACCATTATTAATTCCAACATCTGGATCGATAGTCAATGCCCCGGTAGTTGGTACATTAGAATATAATGTTTCTCTTTCGCCAATAAATTTAACTAAAAGATTACTATCACTTTTGCCTATACCTTTGTTAACAAGATTAACAGTTTCTTCGTACGAACCGCTTGCTATGTTTATTGTTACATGAAAGACTTCTCTATCATTTGTTGTTGCGTTTAACGTAGCTAATTTGTCAACCGCTGCTTGAATTGTTAACAAGGCAGAACCACTTGTTAAACCAGTATTATTATTTGAACCATTTTTTGAAACATAAACATTTGTTGTGCTGTTGTTAACAAAAGCAGCACCAGACAAATTTAATGTTCCTGCATTTATTGTAACAGTATCTATTGAACTGCTGCCTAAAATAACGTTATTATGAAAATAAGCATTAGCATGAACATCTAGTGTATCTACATTACCATCATTATTTTCTAATGGTGTACCAATAGTAAAGGTATCTTTGGCTGTTGAAGCCATATTAAGACCACCAGAAACCGTTAATGTAGTTAATACTTTCATTTTAGCCGATACCTGCACTACCGCTGTAGGCTACAGTTAAATCTGCATGTTGAATGCCAGTTAATTCCGCTACAACATATACTCCAGTTGTATTGTTGCCAGAGTCTGCACCTAATAAATATATTTTATCTGTTTTCACACGCATTTCTACGCTATAAATATTTTTTCCAGATGTATCTTGATTTTGTAGTAGAAAATGTTGATTATTTT